AATAGGATTTAATTATTTATTTGTAGGATTGTAGGACGTTGTAGGAAATAGGATTTTTCGTGTTTTTCTCTGTTTTGGATTCGTCGTCCTACAAAATATGAGTTTTTGTAGGATTGTAGGATGAAAAAAGAGAGTGAAATAATAAAACTTTTGAGTGATAAAATTTTGTTATCTCATTGATAATCTGTAACTTTGCGTTAATTAAGTCTAATTTTGTAGGAATGTAGGACGGTAGGACGACTAAAAACTAAAAAAGGATATGGAGAAAAAAAAATGGTCTGCGAAACGAGTTGTTACAATTCAAATTGAACAGTACCTTGCAGAGTATATCATTGCAAAATACAGAAAAGATACCACCACTGGTGGTGTCAAGATTCCAAGCACCACAGACCTATACTTCTGCGTATGGGAGAATATGACAAAGCAACGCAGCAATCAACCTGATGTTGTAAATGGCAACCTCCGAATTCACTTACCACAGCGTAAGGCTGGTGCTATCGCAAGCCCTTGGAAAGATCCTGCTTACTACAATTACCTATCTCCAGCAGCAGCTAAGGAAATAGAAGCTCAGATACGAAGGATGTTCAATTTCGAACTACATCGTATTCTATTGGAGAATGAAGAGTTCGGTCGACAGAAGAGAAACCTCGATGTTATCTATGACTTCATTCGTAGCTATCAATTGAAGTCTATATCTTCAGATGCATTATTGAAGAATTACTACCGCTTCCGAAACCGACTTAGACCCAAGAAGGTTCGTAAGTATCAAAAAGTTGCATGTATTTAATATTTTTTAATACATACCAAACTATCGTTTTTGTCACTCAAATGTTTTATAATATGTTAGAGTTTTTAAACACCGTACAAGTGAGACTTGTAAATCCAAATAGAGAAGGAAAGAAGAAAGTGTATGAGTTTATAGCAGATACCTTCTCATATATACCACAACTTACTGACAATGAAGCTGGTAATTATTGGAACTGCGATAAAACCATAGTTATAGACTTGCCCGACGGGGAGACTCGCAGGACCTTCGCAATAGAGAGAAGTGCTATCGTTACAATCAAGACATCTGATAGGAAAACTCATAACATCGGTACATCAGATATTCCTGCACGAGTTCAGATATCTTCAAATTTGAACTCCGCAAACCTCGTAATCAAGTGTAAAATGCTTACAGACCCCCTTCTGTAGGTCTTTTGCCTACACCTTATTATATAGTAAATTCGCATCAAAAAGAATATTGATGAAAGAATTACAGTCTCTCCTCTCCTCGGGAAAGCCCTTGTTTATTACCATTGACGGATTCCGACAGGCGATGCTAACCGCCTTTCCGCTCAATGGTAAGACACCCGAAAAACCCGAAGTGAAGTCAGCATTCGGTATGACAAAGGATGAAATGCTTGCTTACCTTAATACCCATAGTTGGTATCAGCTCGAGTCACATCTTGCTCTCTTGGATATTCAGAAGGTAACGAATCAAGAAAACACCGCTCCTATTACACTTACAGATGAGTTCAGTGATGACCACCTGCCTGATAACAGTATTGCTTATCATCGTGTGTTCGGTACTGTAATGTCCGACGCATATTACTACTTCTCAAGTAAGCAGTTACAATCAGACCTGCTTGCAGCTGAAGCTAATCCGCAAATATCTTGTCACTTCCTCCACATCAATTCTCCAGGTGGTGAAGCGTGGTACCTCGACCGCTTGAGCGAAACACTACGCAGTTGCGAGAAACCTATCCTCACCTTCTATGAACAGATGTGTTGCTCAGCTGGATATTACATCGGATGCCACGGTCAGCGTATATACGCTATGACACAGAATGACTATGTAGGTTGCATAGGAACTATGTGCAGCTTCTACGACTTCGAAGAATACTTTGCGAAGCTCGGTATTAAGAAGGTAGAAGCAAAAGCAACTAAGTCTGACTTGAAGAACAAGGTCTTCGATGATCTTCGCAAGGGTAAGGATGAGCAATTTGTGAAAGACATCCTCGACCCAATGAATGCACAGTTCTTATCAGAGGTTCGTTCACAGCGTAGTAAACTTGCAGACCTTCCTGATGATGCTCCAGTCTTGCGAGGTGAAACCTTTTATACACCTCAGGCGATGGAACTCGGTCTTACGGATGGTAGTAAGACTATGGTAGAAGCAATCGCTGAGACTTCTACGATGGGGCGTGAATATACCGAGGCAAAGAAACTTAAAACTGCCGTTTACAATATATAAATGTATCATTTTAATTTTTAGTTATTTATGAGTTTAAAAGAAAAGCTAATGAGTGTCATCGAATTTCTTGGTTTTAAACAGAAGTTTGAAGACAAAAGTCTGTCACAGGATGAGTTCAACTCTATCGTTGCAGAGTATCAGAAGAAGTACCAGAGTACACTTACTGATGACATTGCTTCCGAACAAGCTGCTCAGCAGACAGCTCAGCAGGCGGATGAGTTTCAGAAGATGCTGAACACCATTCAGGCTGTTCTGAATGGTGGTGAACCTTCTGCGTCAGCTAACAATAATGGAACAGAGCCTTCTGCACAGCAGAGTAATGCTACTCTTGAAGGAATCCTCGATGGTATCAAGGGTATGCGTGCTGATATTCAGGCGATGGGTTCAAACCCTGCACCTGATGTTCCTGCGCAAACAGTGAATGCTGTTCCTCTAAGTGTTAATGGTTTCGCTAACACAGCTGATTATCTATTCGGTGTTGAGCATCCTTTCTTCTCAATGAAGAATCGTTGGAATCAGATTGCAGCTAACCCACGTGCAGCAGCAGCTCTGCCAGAAGTTGACGAGCAAGTAGATGGTGCTGCCTTCTATAAAGAGGTTCGCAATTATGCTAATTCACTCAAGCACCGCTATCAGTACCTTCAGCAGAACAAGATGCTTGATGCAGCTGCACTTGCAAAGGGTACTTACGCTACTAACTACGATGGAGTAGACAATGCTGGTCTTGGCGACCAGTTCGTTGTACTTCGTCAGGATGCACTCATCGCTCGTGTTCTACAGGTACGTGACCTTACTCAATTTTTCCCTGTCGCTTACGGCTACCAAGACCGTGGACTCGTATTCAACGCCTTCTTCGATGAGGTTTCACAGGCTTACCAGTCTGGTGAGGTCTTCAAGGGCGGTATGAAGATTGAGAACCACTATGGTTACGTTGACGACGCTATGATTAAGATGGAATGGGGTCCAATGAAAGAAATCGAGCGTAAGTACATCGGTTATCTCAACAAGGAAGGCTCTGACCCTATCAAGTGGTCTATGATTGAGTATCAGTTGCTCAATACCCTCCGTGCTGCACAGGTTGAGCAGAACAAACGCCGTATGCGTGGTATCTACGTGAAGCCTGATAAGGGTGTTGCAGGTAGCTACCTCAATGCTGCTACTGGTGTTCTCTACACCTTGCTGCGTTATGTTCATCAGTACGACATCAAGCCACACGATGATGGTACATACCGCACCTATACACAGGCAAGTTTCCTCGCTTCTGTTCAAGAGTTCATTGCTGACGTTCGTGCTTCAATCACTGAGGACATGGATCTCGACAACCACTTCATTTACTTGAACAAGAACCATCAGGCATGGTGGATTAAGAACGTTCGTTCTACCTATGGGAAGGACACAGACTTCGCTGGACCTATGGGTGCATTGAGCGTGGTACCAGACACTACGATGCGCATCATTTGGTTGCCTTATCTCGGTCAGACTCCATTCATGATGCTTCACGAACCAGGTAACATTCAGTTCTTGGAGTTTGTTCCTGGTGAGATGCTCTCTGTGAATATGCAAGAGAACATGGAGCAGGTTCGTGCTTGGAGCGTATGGAAGGAAGGAACTTCTGCTTCATTCACAGGTCGTCGCTTCTCAACTAAGGATGAGATGGATAAGAACAACTACGAGTGGCAGCAGATCTTCATCAACCTCTTTGCTGCTACTATCACCGATAAGGTGGATGGTAACAATGGGTTCTGGCAGATCACCGACAGTACCACAACACTGACAACTATCACCGACATCGAGAATGCGAAGGCTGGCGTAGCTTACTGCATCGAGTGTGGTGACAAAACTAAGTTGCCAAAGATTGCCCAGTCTGGTAAGTTCGACAGCATCACGGCTGCCTTCACCGCTACAGCTGTAGGCGACTACATCATGGTTATCCTTGGTGCTGATAACAAGTTCCGTGAGTTGGAGCGTTGCGTCGGTGGCAAGCGCACCATCAACAAGGAGTTGCAGCCTAACGTACCAGGTGGACGATAGATGAATGACTAAGGAACTGGGAGGAAAGTCGATGGAATTAAAAGCTCGGGACGGCTTGACCTCTTCAGTTCCTTTCTTAAATCAATAATTATCATTAATAGAAATAGAAATGAAAAAGCCCAATATTCAGAAACGCTATCGTGCGTATAATCCTATGAAAGGATTTAACTACGCAAATCGTCAGTCACGCAATATGTTCATGGCTACGTTTGCGATTTTTGGCATCCTCATGCTCGTAGCTGCGCTGCTTGACCACTCTCTCGGTGCTGCTGCTGGTTCAGGTGTCACCTTCGCCTCAATGGCATTGCTCGGTCACGTCGACGATGTGTCTGATAGAGATACACACGGTAGTGCTATCTCTTACATCGTTTATCTCATTGCACTCGACCAAATCGACCGCACAAAGGAGTTTCCACAACCTAACGCTAACCGTGAGGTTGCGCCAGTTCCTTTGAAACCGAATGAGATACCACACTACTTCGAGGCACACGATATTCCAACCTTCACTGGTACCACAGAGAAGGGCGACATCACTACCACAGGCGAAAATCAGCTTGTAATGGTAATGGGCGGAGCTCGTGTGAATCTCTATAACTTCATTGAGGAGTACAGCGGTGGTAAGTTTATCGCTCTTTACAAACACATTAAGAAGAAGGAGTGGTATATCGTTGGTGAACTCGAGCGTCCAATCATCCTCTCTAACACAGAGACGAAGGACGATAAGGACGGTCGTTACACCACTCTGACCTTTAAGCGCAGCTCTGTCGACCTTCCACTGATTTACACTGGCAACCCAGCTGTTACTGCTGCTACTACTATCAATGCGGATGCTACAGATGTAGCTATCACAGCAGGCAGTAACACATACACGATTCCAAACGGAACGTCAGCAGCTGCTGCTATTGCTACGGTTAGCGGTCTTAGTAAGAGCGATAAGGGTAGATACATCACACTCATTGGTGCTGGTACCGATAAAGCAGCCACCATCGCTGACGGTTCTACCTTCGTACTCGAGGAGGGCGCAACGTGGACAGCGAAGACAGGTGCATCTATCACCTTCCGTGTTCTTGACACCACAACACTTGTCGAGGTCTCAAGAACAGAAGCCTAACTTCTCCCCCTCCCTTCATGGGAG